GCGGGCGCGGCGGATGCCACCGGGCCTACGGGATTGGAAGGAGGTTCGGGCTTGGGGGGTTCGGTTGGTCCGGGGGTGGACTTGGCGGGCTCGGCGGCGGCGGGCTCAGGCGCGCTACCAGTTCCCGCTGCAGTTCTGGTTCGTCCACCGCTTCCGCCAGCGTTTCCTGCAGCAGCCGCCTGTGCTCTTGCTGCTCGCTCAGCTTGCTTGGTTTGGACGAAAGCGGGGTGATCTGCGTTGGGCCGGTGATCGAGCACGCTTGCGATGAAGTCTGCATGGGTGTCATCCCTCCCTTGGGCTTGTTTGAACCACTGGGTGAACCATTTCTTGGGGTTCATTGCCCAAGCGTCGTGGCCAGCCTCCGGTTCCCCGTTTTTGACTGCCCGATCCATGAAATCGTTGAACTCAGCCTGAGTAGAGAACTGGCGCGCGTTCATCTTCGGCTTGGGCGGCGTGCTCTGCGGTCCGGGAGGGGGTGGGACACTGCCTGTCCGTCCCCCACTGCTGCCGGGCGGCGGAGTCTGGCGCTGCTGTTGCTGGCTACCGGTGCTTTGCTGGCGTTGCTGCCGCTGCTGGGGGCCGGGCTGCGGTCCCGGTTGGGGTCCGGGTGGGGTTTGGCGCTGGCGCGGGCCTGCGCTGCTTCCTGTTGGCCCAGGTTGCGGGCCGGGCGCTGGTCCGGCTCCGGACGTAGGACCGGGCGGCGGCGTGCCTGCGCCGGTTTCTGAGGCATCGGCAGTCGCGCCGGTAAAGGAATCGTCTGGCGCTGGTCCGGGCGCGGCCTTGGCGCCGGGAGTGCCGGCGGGCTGCTGCTCCGGCTGCTTGGCCTTGAAGTTGGGGATGAGTCCCATTCCTCCACCGATCAGCACGGCGGACAAGAACTGCTTAGGATCCACGTCCCGTCCCATGTAGGCGGCATCCAGCGTTTGCTGCGTGGCGTTGATCAAACCTTGGTTCATTGCGCCCGCGCCCATGCGAGCCACAAGACCCTCGGTTTCTGGCATCAGTTTGCCAAGCAGGGCAAAACTGCCGCCGGAGAGCGCGCCGTAAATCCGGGAATCGGCCCGCATCTTGTCCGCCACTTGGTGGTATTTCTCTGCAAGGTCCGGGTCGGTGTCCTTCACGGCCGCCGCCTGCTTTTCCGCAGCATCCGCGGCAATGTGCGCTTCCGCCGTTTTCTGGCCATAGACACTCACGCCAAGCAGCGCCGGTCCGCCGGGCACTGCGCCAATGGGCAGTTGTCCGCCAAGTTCACCGGTGCCACGCACGAACGCGCCTGCGGTCGTTGGGCGTGTGGTGCCGGGGTAAATGTTGGGAATTTCTTCCAGCGTCTTTTGCCAGACCTTGCTCTGCTTGGTGCCGAAAACCGGGTCCAATGTGGACGCGATGGCGTAGTGGATGCCTGCCCCGAACTCCGTGAAGGAGCGCGCAAGATCCTCACCAAAGCTGCCGAGCCCAAATTCCCCCGCCTTTGCCGCCAATGGTGAAGCATTGAATGCCGCACGCACACGCTCACTGGTAAGCATACCCTTGCCAGCATCACTGTTGAGCGCGTCAGCGCGGGCGCGCGCTTCATTGGCCTTGATCTGCAGGGGTTGCACGACGCCGGCTGGCGCTTCAAAACCGACACTGCTTGCTGTGGCAAGAGAATCGCCGGCTTGGTCCGCTGCGTCCTGAAAGCGCGTTGCTTCCGCCATTGCTGCCGCCTGCGCGTTCTGCAGGTCATCATCGGTCACTGGCTTGACCTTCAAAATGCCATGCTCTGCTTTATCCCCGCCGTGCATATTCACCAGCACGTCCAGGTTGCCGTCCTTGCCCTTCTGGATGCCGAACATGCCAAGCTCAGTGTTTCCCGCTCCCATGATGGGATGGAACTGATTGCTGTCCTGCGGCATGTGGAACGCCGGATTTTTCAACGCGGCGTCAATGTCCTTTTTCGCCTGCGGGTGGACCTGGTCCGCCGTCTCGGGGTCCGTTTTATAAACCTCCCAGAACTCATTGGCAGCATCCCCGCTGTCGAAATGGTTTTCCGCGATGCGCTGCAGGTTGTTCTTCAGTAGTCCGGTCAGCGCACCCTGCACGTCCCGGTCCAGACGCATGTTACCGTTGAAAAACTTCTCTGGGTCTTTGTCTTTAACCACTGCGTCACCATAGGAGCGCATTTGATCGCGCCACTTGTGGACTGCAGCCGCCTGCTGCTCCGGCGGGACGTCGTTGTCCGAGCCGTATTTGAGGATTTGCGGCAGGGGCGGGGGTGCAATGGTGTCGTCATTGGCCATAGTAGAAGGCTGCGGAGCCCGGTCCGGCTTGCGGAGTATTGCCCGGCTTCACGCCATTGTCCATCTGCTGGATCACCTTGAGCAGCGCAGAGGCTTTTGCCTTTGCAACTTCGCGCGATGCCTTGTCAGAATTTTTTGTCTCGTCGGCGGCAAGCTGCCAGTTCTTGTATTGGTTCCACAGTTCTTTCAACTGGGTGTCCTTCTGCTTCTGCGCCTCCACGTCCTCCGGCTTGCTCTTTTTGAAGTAGGGGACTTGGGTGTTGTCCTTCATGTCAGGTTTGTAGCCGGCCACTTCCATGCCTGGCGGCGGCACGGCATCCTTGAATCCCATTTTCATCAAGTGCCCCTGCACGTCCGGATCATTGCCAAGCGTCACCATCATCTGGTGCATCTGCATCGCCTGATCCCGGTTCGCGGCTTTGTCCTTCACGTCCATTCCCGGGTAAACTTTTTCCAGCCAGAATTTGGCAGTGTCGTATGCCTGCGCCTTGTCCTTGGGGAGTTGAACCGCCATCGGTGCCTGGGTGATCTTGTCCGGCATGATGACACGCTCCGCAGTGCGATGTTTCTGCCCGTTCTGAATGTATTCATCCCACTCAATTTGGACATTGCCGCTCTTTTTGCGGAACGTGGCCATATTGCCGTCGTTGGTCACCTTCTTCACGACGTCCCCGTCCTTGATATTAGACCAGTCAAAACGCGAGCCGGACGCCGTGGTTGCTGGCGTGCCGGTCTTGGCGCGCTTCGCGGCGTCCAGTTGGTCCGTGAGCCGCTGAATCTGCGCGGCGTCCTGCTGCACCTGCGGGGTTGCCTTGGCTACCTTGTCCTTGTCGGTGTAGTCGAAGCCATTGGCGCTCTTGAATCCCGCGGCGCTGTCCTCGCGCAATTTGAGCGCGTCATCATAACCCTGCTGCGGAGTCTGTGGAGTTCCGGCCGGAATGGAGCCGGTGGGCTGCTGCATCAAAAACGAAGGCTGCGCGCTTTGGGGTGCCGGTGGGAGCAGACCCGCAATGGATGCTCCGGGTGGTGTGCTTGGCGCAATGGCGGCACTGGGTTGGCTGGGAAGATTCGGCATGGCCATTCCCGCCGGCGGCGCACCAGCCTGCGGGACGTTGCTCATTGCTGAGCGTGGCGGACCCACGAAATCCGGCGCTGCTTCCGGGTCGGTGGGTGCGGTTGGTGAGGAACTGGGTGGCGCAGCATCATCACCAGACACCACGGACACGCTGCCGGGAGCGCCGAGGGTTGCACCGGGTGCCTGCCCACCTTTTCCCAGGCCGAGATAGTAGGCGGCGTGTGCCTTATCCAGTGCCAGCTTGCCCTGAAGTTCCTGCAGTCCAAGGAAGTTATTGAACTGGTCCTGCTGGGATTTGCGCTGATCCTCGCGCTGGCGTGCCAGCGTCTCCGCAATGCCAAGGGCATTGTTGGTTGCCTGCTTCGATGTGGCGAGAAAATTCGCTTCCTCGTTCTGGGCAATCTGATCCTGCGCATCCAGATTCCGGCCAAGCTGCTGCATCCCTTGCAGCACAAGCTGGGCAAGGGAAGTGGGGTTCGTCTGGGGAAATGGAGCTGTAAGGAGTGCCATTAGAATGCCGCGAGTTGGTTCACCTGTGGATTGCCCGCACTGGTAAGGTAGCCGCCATTATACCCCGTCATGTTGAACCCGGGAATGGTGTTTACCGTAGAACTGGTGGGTTGGTTTTGTTTCAGCGCGTTGAGCAGGGAGTAGGAGGACAACCCTCCACCGAGTGCGCTGGCTGCATTGGAGATCCCGGCGCCAAGTGCGCTGTTGTTGCCAAGGTTGAGCGTGGCGGGAATCAGTGAGGCGTTGAGATTGAAAAGCGAGGATGCCGCCGGGTTTGCTGCTGCGGCAAGATTGTTGGCGCTCTGCGAGCTTTGCTGCACCAGTTGGGCTTGCTCAATGTTCTGCGCGTTCTGCTGCAGTTGGAGCCCGGCCAGGGTCGTTGGATCATAGAACATGCTGCTCGGATTGGAGAGCATGGAAGTGGGGAACACCTGCTGCGCACCCTGCAGCATGGTTTCAAACATATTCGCACCCTGTGTTTCCGCACTGAGCTGCGAAAGGCCAAGGTCTTTGAGCGTGGCGTTTGCGCTGCCGCCGGGCGTGCCGAGAGAGGCGGCGAGGCTGCTGCGGTTGCCGGTAATGTCCAGCACATCGGAGTAGGGAAGTTGGCCCAAAAGCAGGGATTTGGTCACTGCTCCCATCTGGTCCAGATTGGCCTGATAGTTTGGGACCAGTGCGCCGATTCGCTGCTGTGCCTGCCCAAGATTGTAGGCGTTGGTTGACGTCGAAAGCGCCTCCGCGGATGGCAGGGCGGAAATATTTGAGCCAATGGTGTCCAGTTGGTTCTGGTAGAAATCCACCGGGGCCACTGGTTGGTAAAGCGCGGCGTTGGGTGTGCTCCCGAAAATATCCGTCGCACCGAATTGACCAAGGAAGTTGCCACCAAGCGCCTGGCTGCTCAGCGTGTTGATCTGGTTTTGCGCATTGCTCAATGCCTGATTGCGGGCATCGGACTGCATGGACGCGCCCAGCAAGCTGCCGCCCGCGCTGATTGCGCTGCCACCGAGTAGTCCGAAAAGAAGTGCCATAGTCAGGGAACGGTTTGGATTTCCTTATCCTTAAAATAGTCGGGGTGAAGCCCGTTCATTTGGATATTCATGCCTGCCAGAAGGTCCAGTTTTGCTGGTGAGATTTCATTTGGAATGCCCATGTAGCGGCAGATGGCATTCATCACAATCTGTCGCCCCTCCCTGCTTCCAACCATATCCTCAAAGGAAAGCAGGATGGGGGTGTGTGTCTGCCTCCAAGTCTCTGCCAGGGTTTCCGCTGCAGGCCAGACGTCCGCCGCCAACTGTCCAAACTTTTTAACCGAGGACGCCAAGCACCTTAGCGGATTGCGATACAGGAAAAAGCGCAGGGCCGGGACTTCATCAAAGGCAGGGTTGAGATTGGTGGTGCAGTCGATCACCACTGGCGAGGATTCCAGCGCGTTCTGAATACGCCGCGTGTAGTTCTCACCAGTCAATGCCGCTTCATGGAAGGCAAAGATTCGGGGATGAAGATTCAATGCCGCGGCAAGCCAAGCGGTGCCACTGCGCGGCAGGCCCGCGATGATGGCAAAATTGGAACTGTTGATTTCTCTCACGACGTTATCCTCCGGTATGGCCAGCAGCCGGGCCTGCGGGTGGGCAATCCGCTGCGATGAACTTTCTTTCCAAGCAAATTGACCCTGCGGATCGTGGCGCCGCCTTCATCGCGGGCCTTGTCCCCAAGCAGGTATTGTTTGGCGCGTTGCTCATGCACCGCGCCCTTCTGCAGCAGTTGGGGGTCAGTGGACTGGGACCGAGTAAATTTGAAACTCAGCGCCATCTCCACGAACGCCTGTTTGTTGTCCGTCTCCACAATATCCTGATCATGGTAGAGCGGCGTATAGCGGCGGCTGGCAGTCACCCGCACCACGTCACGCTCACAGACGTTGGTAAGCGCCCGCCGGCGCATGTTTGGAATGAGTTCGCCCGGGCAATACTCACTCAGGATAGGGCTGGCATCCGTGCAGGCTGCGACGATGACGCCGCCTTCCAACTGCGCGCTGAATACAATGGCGCAAGGATGTTTGAAGCGTGCAACTTTGCTCGATGTGGCGGTGTAGCCGGGCGCGAGCGTGATTGTCTCACAGCATTCCTTGCCGATTTCATCGTAGTAGGATACACGCACAGTCTTTCCGCAATCACGCGGGGAGAGCGCGATGAATTTCACCGGCACCGCGCAATCGCCTATGTCGCGCTCCGTGCAAAAGCCATCGCCCAGGTCTGAGGATTCCAGCCTGCAGCCTGCGCGTCCCCGGAAGTCCGCCCGGTAGCCTCTCCACCGGTCCAACAGGGTGATGGGCGCTCCGGCAATGTCCATTTTCTCCACCTGTTGGATATAAGGAGGAAGTGTGAAGCCAAAATAATGCCCACCGCATGGGTCACAGTGGTTCGTGAACCGTTGCACGCAGAAACATTCCTCAAGGTCCATGAACATTTGGACCTTTTCATAGAGCAGATAGAAGTGCTGCCGAATGTCATTGGCCTTGCGCGCCAGTTCGTGCCGGTTGTCCCGGACCGTCAGGCCGTAAGGTTCCTGCAGCCAGTCAAGCAGAGTGCTGAATGTGGTGTAGCCCATGTTATTGTGGAAGGGTAACGCGGCGCGCATACACTTTCAGCGCGACGGTGCCGCCAAGTCCGGCGAAATTGAGGGTGCAGCCGGTTTCGCTGCGGTCTGTTGTCCACCAGCGCGAGCCCGAGCCCGGATCAGCCAGGAAATTCACGCCAATTTCAGCGTCAATGTCCGTAAAACCAGCATAGGAAATGGAAAAGGAGGCGGAACCGGAGGATGGATTTGCTGTGTTGTTGGTGACTTCACAGAATCCCGGCACATTGCCCGCTGCGACGTAGAGGCACCCGTTGGAATCTGGCGCCAGCAGATTGTCCGGGGCTTGGCTGATACAACTACCGACGTCCGAAATCGGAATCCACGTCCCGGAGGCTGGATCATAGCCCTGCAGAACACCGGTCACCTTGCCGTTTTCATCCACTGGAAGCCAGTAGAGCGTTTTGTTGGACGGCGGTTGCGTGCTTCGGATGATCTGGTCCTGCGGTTTGAGGGTGAACACCAGGATGCGCCGCTTTAATTCCTCTGCAGTCTGAGGATTTACACAGTCGCCAGTGCGCGCCGGGGCAATCACCACGATTGCTTCATCGTGTCCGGTTGGGACGAGGACTTTGGATGCGTTCATGCGGCGGCTTTTTCCCAGCGGTTGGTAGGTTCACTATACTCAAAGGCGTTGTAGTTGCCACAGGTTGTCCTTTTTCCGCGGCAGGTTTCCTCCGGCGGGGTGAGTTGGCCGGCGTTGGGGTCGGCATTCTGGAAGGAGAGGCGCACAAATTCAAGCTGGGCAAAGCCGGTGAACCGGACCAGCAGTTGCACGGCGCGGGCTTGCTTGATGGGCGGCTCGCCAATGCCGGCAATAACAGTGCGCGGCTGCAGCGCCGTCATGCAATCGCAGCCTGGAATGGGGTTGCAGGGCGTCCCGTCCGCGTGGCAGGCAATGCTTTTGCTGGATCTCCAAAACGTCCAGTCACCTTCGGAGTTCTCCCGAATCCACACACCCCACGTGAGGTCACCGGTCACATTGCGGAACGAAATATCACCGTTCATCAGTTGCTTGATGAGCGTTCGGTCCGCTCCACTAAACTCTCTCGACTCCACTTGGCAGGAAATTGGCACTGCGGTCCCGTCCTCCAGCACATCATGGGTGAGCGTTGGATCAATTTCCGCGATGTAGTTGCGGAAGCCGAGTTCGCCTGTCTCGAAGTTGTATTCGGTCTGGCGCGTGGTTCCAATAATGAAGGTGCGGTCTTGTTCACGGAATACTCCATTGATGAATTGAATCACTGACTCGCGGCCTGGGGGCAAGGTCCAAAGACCTTCCCACGCCCAGTTTTGCGGCTGCACGATGCCAAGCGGCATGAAGTTAAGCGCCACAAAACCGTCCGCTCCGCGCCAGCGCGATTGGCACCATTGGCCCACGGTGGAAAAGAAACGGTTCTGCGTGCCCCACTGCGCGCAGGAGGTGAAACGAATCAGCCGCTCCACATCGGCGTCAAACCATTCCTGCACCGGCTCACTTACCGGGCTTTGCGGGTTCCCAAAAAGCTGGTCATTGGCCGCGGCACTGCGGAGGCTTTGGATGCCGACGCGCGAGCGAAAAATCTGGTCCCCATTGTTGAGCGCGATGGCGTAGGCACCGCTGGCCGCTGTATCGAGCAGGGCAATGCTGGTGAGCGCCAGTTGCTCCCAGTTGGAGCGGGGATACTGCGACACATCCAAACTCATCACGCCGATCTTCTGGTGGAGCATCACATCACTGTGACCATAAAGAGTGTTGCGCAGCGGCAGGAAGGCAATGGCCCGGCAGTCGCCCATATCAGCCGGAGCTGCAAAGTTGGCGCCGGTGGCGAAATAAACCTGCTCGCTGGTTTCCAAGATTGCCTTGGGTGTGGTGAGTCCGTTCCCAAAAATGATGTTTCCGACAAGGAACTGGTTGCCGTTCACCACTTGGATAATTCGGCTGTGCGCGTAGCACGCAAGGCTCGCGCCGTTGGCAAGCTGGCTGGCGAGCTTGTTGATCGTGTTGTAGCCCTTGGAAAAAAAGGCATCGCCTTCGCCCGGAAAAATGAAGCAGTCCGAGATTCCGTCGCTGGCAATCAGGTAGTTTTCCGCCTGAATCAGTTGGACTAGATAGACGTCCGGATTGGTGAACAGGCCGGAGGTGATTTCAGAGACTTCCGCCGCGCCGCTCGCGTCATTCAAAAACACCTGATATTTCCGCCCGCCGGCAGCAATGCAAAGGGTGTCCTCATTCTTGCCAAAGGTCTTGCTGCTCTGGCCGAGCGCGGGATTGTAGAAGCACGCGCCTTGGATGTTGTCCTTGACGAAGTTTTCCGTCTGTCCATCCAGCGGCAGAAAGCGCACGCCGAAGCGGGTGGTTGGAAGGTTGTCCTCCAACCGGCAGTTGGTCATCCGGCTTACCTGGTCCTTGCTGAGCAGAGAAGGGTGAATGGCGGAGTTCATTCCGCCATTGGCAAAGTAAATCACCGCTTCAAAATTGTCCGCCATCTCATGTTGTTTTCACGCAGCCAGCAAAGGCGATTAGATACACACCGAAATCGTAAAGCGCCGCCGTGCTGTTGGTCCCCTTGCCGTAGCTGCCTACGTTGTCACCAGTCGCGCCGCCAGTGTATTTTGAGGTGCGTGCGCTCGCGTTGGGATCTTCCCCGGCTCCATCATCCACGAAACGGGGATACAAGCCGCGGGCGTCCGGCGCGTTGAAGGTGGTTCCGCTCCCGCCCCATTTGTAGCCCCAGGCGGTGAACAGGTCCACGTAAACGGACTTGGCCAGCGATTGCCCTTCACAGATAATCCATCCGGCGGGCAGGATGTTCTTCGCTCCGCCCCACATCATCATAATGCCGGGAGGCATGGACGGTTTGGACCGGTAGCCCGGCGTGATTGTGCCGTCCGGCAGCTTGACCCACACCGCTTCAAAGGTGTCGCAGTAGCCGTGCGTTGGGCCAATGTAGGTGAGATTGTCCAGCGTGAGTTCCGTGTCATCGGCCAGAAACACGAATTTGCAGCCATCCCAGACCACGCGCTGGCGGACATTGGACTGCCCGCGAATGCGATACTGCAAGCCTTCGCGCGCCGTCACCATCAGCGAATCAAACGGCGGCGGCGTGTCCTCCACCCAGTTGCCCTGCGCATCCTTCTGCGGCAGACCATCCTGCACCTGCACGCTAAACAGGCGGGGGATATTCACGCGCGGCTGGGAAGATGGGAAAGCGTTCCCGTATTGGTCCACCAGCAGATAGCGTTCCGGCTCACACTCCGCGCCCGGCGCGAGACGCACCATTTCGTCCTTGTCCGCCCCCAGAAGCCTCATGCGCTGACGGGTGGGCAATCCTACAAAGCGTGAATCCACCCAGCGCGATGGGCAGCAGGGGTTGCTCGTCTGCGACTGCGACGGCTGCGAGGGTGGTTGATTGCAGCAGGACATATCAGCGGAATAGGTAGCCCATCAGGTTCACCAAGAAAGTCGTGGTGCGCGACGTTCCTGTTGCCGTGACGCGGAAAGTGATGTTCGCATTGGTGACCGGAGAAAGAACGTAGTTGATCACATCCTGACTTTGCGGCCCACAATGCGCCAACTCCATGACGCCAAGCAGATCAATCTCGCTGCTTGATGCGCCTGAGTTCTGGTTTACGAGATTCACGTTCAGCATCGCCAGGCAGTATTTTTTGAACGCGGGGAATCCGGGAAGTGTTACCGGGAAGTCGGTTGGACCGGCTGCAGTGGTGCTGCCACTGAGCACCGTCACCACCACCTGCGAGTAATCCGCCCCCAAGTTTTGAAGCTGGAAGCGGGGGTTGCCGTCTGTATCCTGAAAGCTGCCCACCGTCTGACAAAGCGCGGAAGGTGCGGCAATCACCTTTTGCTGGCCCTGCGAGCACACAATGAGGGCGTCCGCCTTTTGGGTTTGCCCAAGATTCGCGCAGTTGCCGCCGCTCAAATCATTTATCTCGTTCTGAATCTGGTCCAGTTGGCTGGCAAAATCCTTCACTGAAAGCGTTCCGGCCTGCACCTGAGAAAGCAGGTTTTTGTATTTGGTCAGGACGTCGAGATAATTGGTCTGCAGGTCACAGAGTTGGCGCTGCATCCGCTCAATCGCGCCGCCACAATCCGCGGGAGGTGTGCTGCACGGCGAGCAGGGGTCGCCCGGAGTTGGTGAGCCAATGGGCGGGTCTGTGGTCATCGCGCTTTGCCGGGTGCCGGGTGCTTCTTCCACGGTCCATTCTTGGTCCGTGTCATCGGCTCAGCGCACGTGCCGGGCATGGTCTTGTTCGTGCTGCGGGCCGTGCTGAGCTTCAAGTTGTTCTCTTTCGTGGCCATGCGGCGAGAGTAGCATGACGCCCTGTGGACGTCCAGCAATTACAAAAGAGCCATGAACTCATCCACCGCATCCCGGCTTAGCCAGGGTAGAATTTCCCCACGCTTCAATGGACCGTTGTGCTGGGTGGTATGACGGAACAGCCGGGTGGCCCACTCCATTGCGAACCAATGATCCTGCTTCGTGTACTCCTGAAATCTCACACCCTCTTGAATGCCCGCGTCAGATGCCATTTTCTGTAGGTCTTCACCAAAACACACGGAGTTCCATGAAATCTGCCAGAGCCCGGCGCTCATCGTTTCCGGGCTGTCCTCGGTGGGATTGGTTTCGTCCGGTCCTTCATTCCAGTTCCAAGAGGACTCGAAGCCGCCGAGCACGCGCAAGGTTTCCAGCATGGCGGAGCGGCGATGGAGAATAGACTCCCACGGTCCCAAAACTGGCCGGATCAGATTATAAACGTCATCCGGCTCATTATTGAGCGCGAAGATTTCTTCCGGAGCGAGTTTTCCCCATTCCACCAGTTGGACAAGAAAGGCGTCGGGTGGGGCGCCTCTGTTGTAAACCGAGGACTTGGTGGCTAGGAAGTTCACGCCGCCTGATTCAGTTGGTGAAGATCGGAGCAGTAGCCCGCATTGAAGAAGGCATACGGCATCCAAAAGTCGCCGTTGAGCCCCCACTTTTTGTTCCACGAATTGCGGGAACGGAGCGCGCCCACTTCACCGAACACTTCGATTTCATCATCCCAGCCAATCCAACGGTTGGCGTGTCCGCCGAGCACATCATCGCCCGGGTCCGGCATCCGGAGCAGGCCGGTTTCCGCGGTTTCGTCCGATTCCAAGTCGGGGAACACTGTGAAGCCGTAGAGCACGCCGCGCTGGGCGAAGATGGAGGCTTTGATGGACGCCAGATCGGGCGCGACGTTGGTTGCTTTGAGGATCTTGTGCTGCGCTGCTTCTGCCAGAATCGCCTCGGTGGGCGTCATGGCAAAATGATCCGGGTCGTAAGGCCAATCGGTCTCCAGCGCGAGTCCGTATTTCTCCATAACGTCCACGCTTTCCGCGATGCTGCTACCGGAATCATCGCCCGGATCACTGCCTTGCTCCTTGCGCTCCAGCCAGTAGTGAAGCTGCCGGGCGAAATCGGCATCCGGAGGGAGACCAAGCAAGCGATGGAGTGCGCGAGCTTCACCGAGCGCACTGTTCGACGTGCAAGACCCTTCCTGAAGTTGATCGAAAGCATCCGGCTGGAAAGAAAGCAGGTCAAAGCGGACCGGGAAAACGGCGTCCGGCGCGGCGCGGAACATGGGCGCCATGCGCAGGTTGGCTACGCGGGGACGATGCCAGCCGTAACGCCGGCCGATTTGGGAAGGAGCGAAGGGTTTCATGGGGTTTTGAAGTGTTGCGCGGCAATTAGAGCTTGGTCATTGGCGGCTTTTAACTGAGCCTGGGTCAGTGCGAGTTGCTGATTGAGTTGCGCTTTCTGGAAGGAAGTGAGGTTGGCGTTCGCTAATTGGCTTGTCAGATCAGCGGATTTCTGGGTGAGATACCCAATCCAGCCAGCGAGAGCCACCCCACCAGTCTGCATCGCCACCTGAAAGGATGCGTTGTGATCAGTAGCGTTGTCCCATCCGTCCGCTCCGGTTGTGTGGGTGGTGCCGCCCCAAGTGATGTTTGTGTCCTTCTCCCACTTAGTGGCGCTGGCATGGGACTCATGCGAAGCGTACTGACAGGAGGCGAGCAGGGGAACAAGCAGAATCAAGAATCTCATGGCGCGCCCCAGTAGGCTTTGCGGGTTTCGTTGAGTGGAGAAATCATCTGGCCTGATGGAGCCGCGAGCAATGTTCCAGAGGGCGTGACGACGGGTGAGTAGGGAAGATTCGCCTGTGCTGACATTTTCGGCACAAGGCCATCATTGACCCCCATCTGAGCGCAGGATGTGCAGCAAAACGGAACGGCCAGAATTGCGATGGCCAGCGCGAGCATGACGCAGAATTTCATTTCGATGGGGGTAGGAGTTGGTCTTTCGCTTGTTGCCCGCCGTCCGTTTCCGGAAAGAGGGATTTCCAAAATTGTCCCACCCCACCGAGAATAAGCCCGGCCATAAGCCACGCATGGGCATTTGCCGGATCAGACGCGCCCCATCCTGCCACTGTGAGGCCCAGACCAGTGAGCGCGGAGCCGAGGCGGAGTTTCCAGTTGGCAGGCATTGGCTTGTTATCCCTTTTTCGCCGCAGCCTGTCAAACTTTTTTTACTTCTGCTTTTTTTCCCGGTCCTTGGTTTTCCGTGCTGCAGTAAGCGCGGTGTCCGTCTCATTGGACTTTAAACCCCTGTCTATCAGGCATTGGTCCACCCGGATCAAAAGCTCGAAGTCATCGCGCATGTTGTCCGAATTTGTTTGCACAGCGCGTTCCAGTCGCGCCATGCGCTCCCCAAGGGGCACCGTGGTAACGGTGATCGTGAAATAGATCAGGCCCGCAATGAGAGGAATCCCGGCCAACATCAAACCAGCCACGCCCAGGTAGAGCGCGGAATTATTCTTTGGCGCCAGCCGGTCCCGGAATCCATCGAGCAAAGTAAACACACGCTCGAAACCGGTGTCCACTTTCCGCTCGACTCCACCAAGCCGACTATCCACCGATTCAAGCCCTTCATTGAGCTTGCCAATTTCCCGCTCATGTTTCAGGGCTAGGTCGGATGGTTCGGAACTGCTCATCTCGTCTGGTGGTTTATTGGCCATGCAAACTTATAAAGTATCGCGCCCTATTTTGTCTAGGTCTGCTTATTTCCATCGCAGCATCACCTATTAACCCATCATGGTAACAAGTATCCTTTGAGAATTGTTTTAACGGCGTCCGCCTCAGCATCCGAAAGTTTGTCTGAGTAAACTGCCAGCTCTGCGAAATCCGCCGTGATCCCGCCGCTACCAACTGTTACCTGTCCAGTGTCCGGTCCTTCCCCAGTGTAATTGAAAACCTCGGAACCCCATGCTGCCCTTGCATTTTGGGATGAGTCTATACCGAGTTCGGCGGCGTCCCAAACATTCTGGTGTTGCGTGAAAACGTGCTGGCCGAAAGCACTGTCAAAAACAGTCCAGCCTTGGGTGAATCCCCCATCATAAAACGCATTGATGACGTTTGTGGAACTAATGAGAAAAAGGGGCGCAAATGAACCAGCGCCATCCACCTCGTTCCTTCCCGTCATAATGAAGTCGAAGGCAGGGGTGTGGATGGGTGATGCAAACATTGTCCATCCAAAAACGACCCCAACGCAGGGCTTACCATTCACGTTTACCAGTGATCCCGCTGAAACAATCTTTGGCTGGGCTCCACCTGTGCTCTGCACAAAATCATTTCCGCTTACTTGGTCGAATGATGTGGTAACGAATCCATCACCTGATCCTACGTGAGACATTAACGCCGGAAGATCCAAGGAACCATTTTCCAGGTATCCGATATTTAATTCAGTGCCGCTGCTGTTTCTTACACGGATGATCGGACCTGTATAAGAGGAGAGTAGCCTGCGACCAATGCTGCAGGTTGCCGTGAGCCCTGTCTTGTGTCCATCAAGCGGTCCAACGAACGGTTGAACCAAAAGGCGGGAGGCACTAATGCCGCCCGCCCCACCGAGTCTTGCTTGTGTAGGAACACAGATCGGCATTTCAAGTCAGGGTTTCCCACCAGAATGAGCCCGTCGTAGCGACTATGACATAGGATGGGACAAGTTTGCCGGGCAGATTGAAACTAAGGGATGGTGTCTGCGTCACGTCGATTGTGATCTCGTCAAACGTGCCTGTGAAGTCCTTGGAAAACCCAACAAGCAACGCCCCTACACCAGGTGGAGTTGGGCTTGTGGTTCCCTTATTGGCAGTCGCCAGGGTTGGGGTCGGTGGTGTGATGGGAACTCCGTTGATTAGTGCATCTGCCGCCGCCAGAAGCAGCGCGAGCACTGCATCACCTTTGCCGCCATCAAAATCATTGCCCTGCAAACGCTGGCCAATATTCCCCTTGTCGGTGTCCGCCTTACTGAGTTCGTCAATAAGGTTTTGAAGGTAGGCAGAGGAAAGACTCATGGTTAGGCGATGGATTTGCTGTTTCTGCGATTTTTCGCCTGCTCTAAGCGGGTTGCCCACCGGCAATTTCCCGGCTCGTAATTTCCATTATTATCCGGGAATCGGTCAATGGAATGATCAAGAGAAGGACGCTCGCCCATGTCCGCTAAAAAATTCTCAAAGACATGCCACCGCTCACACACTTTAATTCCCCTTCCGCCGTAATCCTTAAACTGATGAAATTCAGAATTGTAGCATCGCGTCATCGCATGTTGCCACGAACTATAGGTTGCGGTTCTGGATAACTTGTGAGTAGCAAATCGTGCCGACGCTTTCTCGCGCTGGATGCAACCACAAGACTGAGTGTGACCAGAAACAAACTTCGATGATCTTGTGACAATCTCGTTGCCGCACTCGCAACGACATTTCCAAAATGTCGCACCCCATTTTATGTGGGACACTTCAACGACGGTCAATCTTCCGAATACCTGTCCCGTAAAATCCTTGAACTTACGAGTGGACTGAGGAACACTTTGATCAGCTTCATTCATGGTAGTGACATGATTTGAGGTTAGAAGGAGCCGACCGTTTGCAGCGGTTGGCTCTTTCGTTACAAGAGCACAGACTAAAAATGGAATCAACAACTTCATGGGCTTGGGTTCCAGTATGGGTCGTGGTCAGTCGCGGTCACCCGGTAGAGGCACCATTTGCCGCAATCATTTGGCCCAACCACGCAGATCAATTCATTGGCTTGGTAGCCGTCCGGCAGCACCGGGATTGAGCCGAAGCAGTTGGAAAGGACCGGAGCGCAGGGCGCGAACGCAGTCACAAAAGGAGAGACAAGGAAACTGTTCTTAATGTCATCAAAGGTCACGCCGCCGGGCAGGTCCGCGGCCTGAATGACAAAATCATAACTCCACGTCGTGTCATCGTTGAGGCGTTCACTGCCGGGCATGTATTGAGCCCGGATATTTCCATGTGTCGTAACCAGATTCACCACGTTCCACAGCGCGATGTTTGTCCATCGCGCTGCGAATGTGAGAGTCTTTACGGCTGAGTTCATGGTAAGTGTCCCGCCGCACCCGCACCGGAGAGTGCGGCGGGATGATTACGCACCCAAAATTAGATGGCTTCGATTTCCGCCGTGACCGAGGTTGCGCCATTCCACACTGCGCCGGTTGCGCTGGAACGCGCCACGGTGAAGTTGAGGGGAGTCGGCGTGCTCGGAGTCGGAGCAGGCGGAGATGCTGTGACAGGCACGTCCAGGAACTTGCGGCCTGCTTCGCCGTCCGCCCAGTTGAGCGTGGCATTGCTGGCCGTGTATTCGGTGCCGCTGCTTGCCGTGCCATTGGCAGTGGCAAGATGCACGCTGGCCGCACCAAGGGTGCCGCCCACACGTTCCACATAGACGCGCATCGTCTGGCCCGGGCCGGTGATGAACGGTCCTTCGTTGTAGAACTGCAGTTCGCCAACATTGTTGGCCGGGTTCGGATCGTTCTCGGTGGGCTGGGGGACCAGCCAGCCAGGCTGCTCGTAGGGGCAGGTGTCCGAACGGTCCAGATCGCCGCACGCATCGCTGCGCACCGGCAGCGGTTTCTGCATGTTGCCGGGAGTCGGTGGAATCGTCGGCTCGCTGGCGCAGGTGGGCGTGTTGAGGAAAATCTGGTCCGGAGCCACGCGGTGGATCACGGCGCCCATGAGTTCCGGATAGGTGGACTCGAAGGCGTAGGCGTGAAGCAGGCGCAGGAAAAACTTAAAGTTGTCCACGTTGCAGGGGATATACGCCCCATCAATCATGCGGACATAGAAGTTGAACAGGTTGCCCGCAAATGCCTTGCCGCCCACTTGGGGCATGGCGAAAGCCTGCCGTTCCGCCGCGCGGGGGTGGCAGTAGTAGGCCACTTCAAACACTTCGTAGCGGACGCCTTGGCAGATCGTGTAGCAGTTGAAGTAGTCCGGGTTGACGTCCACCACCACGCCCTCACCGGAACCGGCGCGGGCGAGGGTTGGACGGACCGGGACCAGCGTCCACGTGCCATCCGCATTGTTTTTCAGGAAGCCGCGACTCGGACGATCCGAAATCACCCAACGGATGCCTCCCCAGTTCACCACTTGCACGTCCTCGCCAAGATGGTGCGTCTCATTGGATTCTGGCGTCACCACCATATCCATGCCATTGTTGTTCTTGTAGTTGAGCCGCATCTGGTTGAATGCCTGCTCAGAAATCTTGCCCACTTCAAACGCGCCGTCCCAACCCTGCACGCGCAGGATTTGCTGCAGCCGGCGCATGGTGCCGAGGTCCAGCGTGCCGGTGGGAATTGCCGGGAAGTTGCCGGACGCCGTGATGAAGCCGGCCACGGCGGAAGTGTTGTAACGCCCACCGTCCACGACGTTGCGTTCCAGCGAGTATTCAAACTGCTCCATCGCGCGGCGGGGCAGGTCGTTGCGAAGCATCGCAATGAACTCGTTGTAGTGCTTCTTCAAAATCAGGTCCATCGCACAGGTGGGCTTGGTTTCCCACGCCTTGCCTTTCAGCGTGCGGAAGAACACGTCATAGCCGCCTTCGATGCCCTGGCCGGGAATGTTGCAGCCGAACGCGCCGCGGTTGTCACCCTGCGCAGTAATGCTGCCATATTGGTCCAAGCAGTCACGGTCACCAAATTGCTGCTCACTGTTGCCGTCCACCAGCATGTCCACGTATTCCGCGTCGGGAATCGGCGCCGTGCTGTAACGGACCTTGCGAGGATCTTCACCCCACGACGGATCAAACGTGGTCTGGGGGATTCGCTGTTTCAGGTAGTCCGTGCTTTCCGCGATGTAGCGTTCGGACATTGCCTGAATGTTGCCCACTTCTTCCGCAATGGCGGTTTTGAGGCGGGCGCAAGAATCAGGATTCGGAATGAGACGTGCCATAAAAGTAGTTGCTAGGGGTGAAATGAAACGATCACAGCAAAAGCCATGATTTAATCTCCCTTCCACCGAATGAGCGAACTACTCGGCTAACTCACTTACAACCGTAAAGGGCGCGACTCCTTCGATGCTGCTGTCGGTCGGGTGAGGTTGGCTATGGCGGGCCATAGCATTTGCAAGCTCGGCAGTAGTCTATGAATTTTTCCCCTCCGAGTCAATCAATTTTTTGTGGTGCGCATGATGGCACGCATCACACAACCAAACTACCTGCAGGGGAAAGTTATAATCAGGATGATGCATCTCCGAATTAGGAGAGCCGCATTTTTCGCACGGCTTGCGGGTTATTTTTCCCCGATTTCTATAAACATGCGCGTAACTGCGTGCGTTCGCTTTCTTTCTTTGTTCCTCGGTTTTAGGATGAGTAGCACGCCACCTACGATTGTTTGCTGCATGACAGGCATGACAGGTTCGCTGGCCGGGTCGGGGATTGATTTTACACTCAGGGCAGGTGTTTTTCATTCACAATGTTAACATGGAACATTTGTTCTACAAAGAACATTGTTCCATGTTAACAAAACTTTTTAGCCGTTCTTGTTAATGTCATCCAGTATCGAGTTGGATGGGCGGAAGTTTTTCACATCGCCAACCGATGCCGGCGGCGCGGTGTCCTCGCCATCCGGCGGCGGCGGTGCCATGCCGCGGAGTTCGGCAAGCTGGCGCTCCGCTTCCATAAGGCGCTTGTAAACACCGGGCAGGAATTGCATGGAGGCGATGGCCACCGGCAGCATTCCCTGCACCTTGTGCTGCAGCGCGGCCCGGCCTGCGCTGCGTCCTTCCAGGTAACGAGCCCGGTCCTCGTCATTCATCTTGTTGAGGTCCGCCTGATTGATTGGGGTTTGCGGCAGCACCACGGCGCGGACGAACTCCAAGAGTTTGGTCTTTGCAGCCTTGGTCTGGTCGGTTAGCCCGAAAAGTTCGGAGCAAATCACCTCCGCATTGAAGGGGTCGTTTTGCCGGACGTCCGCACTGGGAGTGAAAAACTCACGCTCGCGCTGGTTCCACGTTTCCACTGTGCGCTGGTAGGCTTGGCTCTCGCGCTCGCCGCGGTATTTCTCACCGTCCGCCGTGATGGTGTTGATTCGCTCCGTGAGCTTGCGCTGGGTGTCCACGCCATCCCGGATAAGCTGGCGCACTTCCCGGTCATGGTCTGGAAAACTCTGCCGGATGGCTCGGTTGAACTCATCGCGCCGTTCCTCAAAACCCTCTGAGTTCGTGGCGCCAATCTGCTTGTAGCGATTGAGAAGGTCCGGGAACAGGCGTTTGAGTTCATTCACCCTGCCGCCATCCTCAGCAATGGAGGTGTCCAGGCTCACCACGCGCTGATCAAACTCCCCGTTCATCCGCATCACTTCCGGATCCGTGAGCGGGTCAATGCGGTTGCTGTCGCGCCGGAAGGTGTCGAACTCGGACCTAGCACCATCGCGCTCGGACCGGAAGGTGTCACGCTCGCGTTCCAGTGCTGTGATGCGCTCGCGCTCGGCGCGCAATTCAGTTTCCCTTTCTTCCAGGATTCGATTCCGCTCTGTGAGCGTCTGGCGCAGGTTGTCATTGTCCCGCCGGCGCTGCTCCAAGTCCGGCGGCGGCGTGTCGCCCGGCGGCTCCGCGGGCGGGGTCTGCGGCGTCACCTGTGGCGCGGGCTCAGGCGAGGGCGTGACTGGCGGCTTGGGAAGATCAGAGTCTAAGTCAATAGGCTCCGGCTTGAATGTGCGAATATCCCCGGGCGCCGTGCTCGGCAAGACAGTGGGAAGCGGCGCTGTGTCCAGCGACGAGTCAGCCGGTGGTGCCGGTGATGGTGCTGGTGTCTGCTTTGGGGCGCGCTGGCGCGGTGCTGGCGCCGGGGTTGGGCTGGGTGCTGGTGCGGTTGGCATGGGGTGTGGGTGTTACGGGTTTTCGGGCCGGCGGATCAGGCCGGAATACATCATTACTGAGCCTTGGTCTGGGCTTGCGTTCGGGCGCCTCCACCACGGCGTTTACCTTTTCCAAATCTCCAAACAGGTGGGCGGTGAACTCCACGAATTGGCCGATTTTTTCATGCTGTCCGGCGTTCTCACGGCTGTATGCCATCTGTCGCAAAACAAGATGCTTCTGTAGCCGATTCCAGACCAGCGGCCAGCGTGCGCAAAAATCTTTGTCTGCTGCTAGTTCCTGCAGTGTCATTCCTGGGTGGGTTCATCTTGCTGCTGGTCCTGCTCCAAGCGTGCCATCTCCATTTCGCGCTGCTGTTGGAGTTCATCACGCTGCAGGTCGAAAGTTCTGGCCGATTCGTGCATATCGTGAGCAAGGCGGCGGGCGTCCAAGGTCTTGCCCACCCGGTCCATGTGCGCGTTGTGGCTGGCTGTGCGCTCGGCTCCGATAAGCTGGGCGGCCGCAATCATCTCGCCGCTGGCCTGCTTCTTCTTGTTGAGCTTCAAAACTTCATCGCGGTGTTCCACCAGATCATCCTGCTTGCGGACATTAAGCTGGTGTTTGGACTGGTCGAGTTGGAGGCGCGCGGCGTCCATTGGGTCCATCTGCTCTTGCTGCTGCTGCTTCTCCAAATTGTTTGCGAACTCCTGGCCCTGTCTCGCCAGTTGTTGGAGTTGCTGCATGAGTTTGGTCCCAAGCGCCTTGGCTTGCGGGTTCTGCGCAATGCGCTGAATGTGGCCGGCGGTGTGGGCGCCCATCACCTTGAACGCGCCCAGTTCCTTCATTGTCCAGCCATTGCCAGCCTTGCCGATTGCCAGTAGCGCCTGCATCCCGCCAAAGTGCTCTTGGATGTGGATGGCATCAATGTCATCAGCGGCGTAGGGCGGAATATAGCCAGTGATGCCGCGCAACATGCACGCATTGTTTTCCTCGTTGGCCCGCGCCACTTGGTTGCTGTCCGGCTTTTGATCGTAGGGAACTACTTCCTCCGCGAACGAGTAATCGCGCGTATCGCTGGCTGTCACCTTGCGCAGAATGATTTGCTGAGCCTGCGGGCTGTAAAAGTGAATGCGGTTCATCAGCGCATTGTTCACCATCGCCTCGCGCACTTTGTCACCGTCGCCTACGGTCCGGTTGGTGCGGACAACCACGCCGGCCACGTCCACGTCGAACAATTTTCTCAGAATCTCCACCGGCACGCCGTCCGCCCGGCAGAGGTCTTGGAAGCGCTTGATTTCAGCATACCCCGGATCAATGGGCAGCGGAGTGTCGCCAAGCATCCGGCGGAAAATCTCACTCCCCATTAAATCAAAACACTCGTAAATGTCCGCGATGCGGTTGCCCATCGTCTCGGCATTTCTGCCCTGGCGCTCCAATGCCTGAATCTGCAGTTCCTTGTCCTTGGTGGGCGCGTTGCTGCTGCCGTAGCCGGTGCCTGCATTTTTCGCGCTCGCGCTTCGCAGAACGTCCATCGTCATAAGCGCGTGCTGGAAACTGGGATTCTTTGCAGCCTCTGAAACACTCACTCCGGGTGGCAAAAGATTGCTGGCGAACTCCCCTTCATTCCACCGTTTGATCAGTTCCCAGTCTCCTTGGTTTCCAACTTGGTAGGTGCGCCGAAGATTCTCACGCGCGCCTGCCATTGCGTCATTGAAAAACTGCTCGGTGTCCACGTCGTTGTCGTAGTTGAGCCTTCCTAGTCCCATGACGCGGTGCCATGTTGTTTCACCATCGAGATTGGCGTCCACGAAAAACGGGTGCATCCAATGCTCCGCCTGATCAAAAAGCAGGCTGCACTGGTAGAGACAGACCGGCAGCACGTCCTGCTTTTTCTCAGCGCGCATGGTGCGCTGCTGTGGGGAATAGCGCGCCAAAATAGTGAGGTCCGCAGGGCATCCTTCCTTGTCCGGGTGGGCTGTGTAAACGTAATACACCGGCAACTTGGTCCGGTATTGCGAATACATGATGCGGTTCTCCTGAAAATCGAACTCCACTTCCTCTGGAGTCTGCCGGGCGTCCGCCACGATCATATAGCCATTGCTGACGTTGTTGCAGAGCGTTTCGATCGCCCCAAGAACAGCATCTTCTTTCCAGTGGATCGGCAACCCGGCTTTCTTGCTGCGCTTGATGCGCTCGGCGAGATTGATCAGATAGGACAGTTCCAGATGCGAGGGCACCACGGCGTAGGGAACATCACGCGCCAGCGTGCCAATGCCGCGGGGCACCAGCGGGCGCATGAGGCGGGGGCACCAGTCGTAGGGCTCGCGGAACATCGGCACGGCGCGGCCAAAAAGCACAGCATCACCGGCTATCGCCTTCACCTGCGGTTTGAGTCTGCCGCTCTTTTTGATCACCGCATTGAAGTTCTTGGAAACGGCCATCTCCCATTTCTGGCGGGCCTGCACCGGCACGCCGGGAAGTTGGATGCCCCACACCTGCTCCGGGCGGTTGAAGATTGCCTCCACCTGGGCCTTGGCTTGCGCCATCGAATCGTAGCCCAAAAGGTGGTTGGTGAGTTCCTGCACGTTCTGCGCCTCCGCGTCTGAGTCCGTCATGGTCTGGCGCCCATTGTAGAACGCACTGATAATGGCCCGGTCCCCACTGTCCGGCTCGTCCTCGAAAACAAGCTGGTCCGCCTCGGCCAGCATATCGTTCCAGTCCCGGAAGTATCGGTTAGAGATGGCTCGGTCTGTTGCCATTGGTTTGTTTTACCACGTCAAATTTTTTTGACAATCAGATTCCCACCTTCCACGCGAAGGTCGTTGCGGCCCATTTCCAAGTAACCGGTGCCTGTCCCAGCTTTTGCCGGACCTCGTTGTGGACGGTAAACACCCACTCCGCAGCCTGCGCTTCGTTGTTCACTGCAGACGGCGGGCGGCGCTGGCAGTGCCCTTGGAACTCACGGAAGCAGTCTATGCAGCCGGTGGCCGGACTTTCGTGCGGGGAGAGGATGTGAAGCACGTGCGCGATGGTCTTGTCCCAAAGATCCTTGTCGAAGGACATTCCAAAAACATTGAGCCAAAGCCAGATTTGCGGGCCGTATTTGGCCGGGCGTATGTCCCAATGGTTTTTCTTCACACCCTGACGGGCGGGCGTGTATTCCTCACGCTTGGGAAGCTCGGAGAGTTTCACCGCCTTGGTTGCCCGGTCTGGGCTGCGCGCCGTCCAAATATCGTTGGCGATGGCCCAGGTATGGGCATCACTCACATACCACGCATTCATTTTCAAAATGTCCGTGAGTTGGGTGATGACGCGGTTCGCAGTGATGCCGGAGCACTGGAATTTTTGGCCGTTCGGACCGGTGTAGGTAAAACCCCAGCCGCCGGCGGGAGGCTGCGTTTTCCAGTTGCGGATGGCGGGTTCGTTCATGCGGAGAGTTTGGCTGCACCAAATTTCTTGAAACGCGGGCTTTCCATCAACCTACGCATTAACGTGGCTTGATCAATGGCGTAGGTGGCATGGTCCGGCTGGCGGGTCACCACGTTGATAAAGCCGCGCCGGAGCGCCATTTCAAAACCGCCCACCAGCACATCGGCATCGTCCGGGCTGCGGCCTTGGTTGTCCTCCTTGTATTTGTCTTTGGGCTGTATCTGCTTGCGTGTGCCTTTCCACATCCACGGACGGCGGCAGAGTTGCGCGAGCGCGGCGGGTATCAGATCACCACCGCGGAACTGCCGGGCCTGCACCAGTGAGGCGAAATTGAAGTAGCCTTCCGTGACGAAATTAAAGTATTCATCCTTGGCGGTTTTGCCTGCCTGGAATGGCAGTTCACGGTCTGAGGGTCCGCCGCCGGGCTCCACCGGCACGCATTCATTGCCCATGATCACCATGAACTCGCGCACGATTTCCGCGCGCATGGAGCCATCGAATCCGAAATTGGAATACGGCACCTGATGGGCAAGGCAGAACTCCGCGGCCTGCACTGCTATCTGCTGCTCCAAGGTGACAATCTGACCAGGTTGAATCAGCAGCTTGCGGCCTTGCATCACGGTTTCCAAGCGTGAAATCCATGCGTCGGTTGCCGTCAGCTTCACATTGAGTGTGATCGTTTGGAACTGCAGGATTGCCTCAAAGATGGAGCCGGGCACGAACGCGCCGTCTATGGTTGGCACGCGCGCATTGCCGAAGTGAAAGAGTCCAATCTTGCAAGGGTCACCACCAAAGCCCGGGTCACAGAACACCACGCGTGTAGGGCGCTGTCCTTCCCAGTAGCCTTCCGTGCCATCATAGCCACCACCGGCCCGCACGCGCTCACGTGTCAGCACAAAGAAGTCTGACATTCCCGAAGATGGGAAGGATCGGATTTGCTCATAGTATTTGGGACCGTTGAGCCCGTGATCATTCTCGCTTTCCCGGCGCGTTGGTTCGTCCAGAAGGAAGGGGTAGATGATGCGCTGCGCGATGATGTTGCTGCAGCGGTGGCCATCGAATCTCCACGTGTGGCTGCTGTAGGCACTGAGCCAGTCAAAGTCCTGCTCGATGTTGAGTTCGGAAAACTCGCGCCCCTCGGGACGGCACAAGTCGCCTTCCATGCCTTCAATGTTTTTGAAATTGCAGCCGGTGAGGACCAGCAGATTGCGGTTGCCCTTGATGTTCTCCAACAGATCCAGAAAGGCGCGCGTCGGGAACTGGTTGATTTCATCGCACACCACGATCAGCCAGCCTTCATCGGGATTGGCGGACTTCGCGCCCTGCAGCTTGCCCACCTTGTCCAGTGTGATGAGTTCCAAAAAACCCGCTTCCTCAGTGCCGGGCCATACGGTGTAACGGTCCTTGCTGGGTTCGTGTCGGCAGTGAAGCAACCAGTCAATGCCCCTGCTTCCCGCCCGTAGTTCACTCCACTTTGTTCCAAGCCTTCCCCAAACAATCGCGTCCGCGCTTCCCTTGTAGGGTCCGGAGATGTAGGCACGGCTGAACTCAGGCTGCACTGTGACCAACGCCAAGGGGATGACGGCAAAGAGTTGGGTGTTATGAGTCACTGTGTAATCAGCCAACAGGAACCTTCCATCTCCATCCAGCGTCCACCCGCACCAGTCGCCAACCCCCAAATTTTCAACAGTAATTCCTGTGCATCCGTGTTGGCGTCCGCGTTTTTTGCCACACTTGCTCTTGGTCTTTTTTCTTAATGTTGGGATTTGAGATACATCGCCACAGATTTGAATGCGCCAAAATGGCTTTCCAAAATTTTTCCCGCCTCTAACATGCTGGCGTTTTCTGGCGCTGCATCTAAATCCGAGCGATGCGCAGAGCCGGAGAATGTCATCCTTCAATCCATCGAGAATTGTAGCGTATTCAAAATGTGTCTCATTGGCCCACCCGTCGGAGTCAATAAGTCCAGCCAAAAGACGCAGGCGATTCTCTTTGGAGTTTAAAATATAGGAATCAGGAATCCGCTTTTCCCTGAAAAGTTTTAGATGGGGACTGCCCCTCCTTCCAGTTCTTCCAAGGCTCGCGTAAAGCCTGACGACTCCGGTTCTTTTGTCCACGCTTCGGGAAATTTTAAATCCGGTTTTAACCCAATAATTACTCCATTCTTTTTCAATTTCCGGTTCAACCGTGACCAGCGAGGGTTTTCCGGTTTCACCATCTCCCAGCCAAAGTCCAAAAATCTTAGGATCAATATCCGTTTCTTTTTCAGGATATTCCACGCAAGCGGTGATCTGCTTCAAATGAGTCTTGGCTGACTTCGATGTTGCCTCATACTCCTTGACCGACATCTCCACTATTTTTCCTTTGTGCTCCGCGCAGGTGTGTTTAAGCACCAAAATATGGTCGTCGTTGCATTCCCACGGATGGCCTACCTTGGGATGAATCCGCACCATGCGGCTTCTGCCATCGGTTCTCTTGAGCACTTTCCTGGGTAGGCCATCCGGCCCCATCAGTAAGTCACCTTCAAAAACATCCTTGGCGCGCTTCTCCGATCCATCGGCCATCAAGACCGGGGTATTTGGAGCAAGGCACTTGCCGCCATTCTTATGTCCGATGAAATTCACAATCTTGCGCCCCTCCACCATGCGCGTCTGCTCAATCGCCTGAATCATCCGCAGCAGTTCCGGCGTGATGATGTTGCGCGGGAAAAGCTGCCTGATGTAGTGGTAGAGGTGGAGGGACCAGCCTTTGAGATAGACCGGCGCGAGCGGGGCGGGGAACTCGACAAGCTCTCCGGCTTGAAGGTGAGCCGGAATGGTTTCCGGCTTGCGGCTGAACTCTGCTTTCCACTGCCGAAGGATAAGCCTTTCGATTTCGAGCCAAGAGTAGTTCTTGCCTGTGCTCGCGCGGATTGCTTCAAGATATGCAGGTCCAGAGTCATTCATCAGAAGAATTTAGATTGATAAATTTTCCTGAGATCACGCCATTTTTTACCGCAAAATCTAGTCTCTTAAAAGCGGTTTCTCCATAGCCAATCAAGCAACTCGGTCCACCGCCGGTGAATTTCGGCTTGCTGCCATCGCGGTTCAAGAATGTCAGCCGTCCTTTCATAAACACGATGCAGGATGCTTTCGGCCACACGCTTTCAAAAAATTTTCCCGTCTCCGTGCGCGCGTAAATCAGCACAATCGCATTGTCATGTTCGGCGCACTTCTCAAGCCACGGTCCTGAATTGTTGTAGGGAGGATTACACCATACCATGCCGCTCCACCGAAGAAGCAGGCCGTTGTCCTGCTCGGTGAAATGACATTCAGCCGTTGGCCACGGACGCTCTACCGGGGAGCATGGATCAAGATCGAATGGTCCCAGTGCATCGGTGATCCACTTTGGAGTCAGCCACTCGTCTTTTCCGGTGGCTAGGTTTTCATGGAAGAAAGATTTGCTCACGCTTGGAATTTGTTGAGATGCGGGAAGTCCGGCAGCGGACTGGGGATGCGGCACTCGCTGCCCAGAAAGTTCACCAGCTTACTCCACGGATCGCGTTCCTCGCCAGTCTGAAATTCCAGCAGGTGGTGCGGACGGTTGGCTTCCTGAAAGAACGCGCGGATCTGGGCATTGCGACGATCATACCAGCGCCACCAAATCTCCGGCTCGTAGCGGTGCATTTTGTAGCGCGGCTTCACCCACTTGTTTTCATAGGCCGGATCAAAGTGGCGTTGATGGCTCAGCTTCCATGCCTGCTTGTTGCGCACCGTCAGGATGAATTTGGCGTGCGGATATTTTGCCGCCAGTTCCCGGTAGAAATCCCCGGTGTTGAAGGGACCGTCGCTGAAACTGTCATGCTGGCCCACCAGTTCCCAGATGGGTTCCAGATTGCCATGCGTCCAGAGTTCGTGCATGTAGGCGTCAAAGCCGTAGTTGCGGTAGCCGAGGATTTTCAGCGCCTCACCCAAGCTCGATGTGCCGGTGCGCGGGGCACCGATGACGAACACTTTTTCCACCGGGGTAGGCTGGGGCAGGGTCCAACTGCAGTGGGGGATGGCGGCGTCATTGAAGGCAGTGGCGCAGGCTGCCTGCCAGTTGGGGTATCCATACTGGCGCGTGGCCACGGTCCGGGCTTGGGCAGTCATGGTTCGGGTTTCGGCGCTGTGCTGCATGATCCAACGAATCGCCTCCGCGTAGTTGTCGGCGCTTTGGTGCGCGCCTTTGGGGATGAGAATGCCGGTGTGCTTGTCAGTCACCAGCTCCGCCACCGCGCCCACGTCGCTGCCCACGATCGGCAAGCCGGACTGCATGGCTTCAAAATACACCAGCGGTATGCCTTCATCCAGTGAAGGCAGGCAGAGCACATCGCTGGCGGCGTAGAGCGCGGGCATGTTGCCGGGGTCCGTCGCGCCAAGGAAGCGGAAATTGCCGGCGAGCCCGGCCTGCTCCACCGCCTTGCGCACGCGCCCGGATTCCGGACCATCACCCGCCACGATGAAGCAGGGATTGCCACCCTGAGCGTGCAGCACTCCTGCAATGGCCGGGAGCAGCCGCGGCTGTTTCTGGGCTTGCAGGCGCATGGGGAAAAGCACCGTGAACTGGTTCGGGTTGATGGCGAGTTGCTGGCGCACCAGATGGCGTTGCATCCGCTGTTCCGCCGGGTCCGGCTCGCGCTCAAATCCAAACCACGGCACCGCCTGCAGCTTGTCCACCGGCACGCCCCGGTCGGCGAGCAGTGTGGAAAGATGGGTCGAGACAGTGAGGATCCTGTGGAACCAGCGGTGCTGTCCCAGCACAAGCTGGCCCGGAAAATCCCACGCCCCCGGCAGTTCCATGTGCAGCAGGCAGGTGCAGAGGCAGGCGGGAAGCAGCTCGTAGATCATGCGCGCCGCCGAATACGCTTCATGGCTGTTGTTCACGCAGCACACGCGCGGCTGCAGGCGGAGAATGACGTCGCGGATGCGGGCGCTGCAGTTGCCCGTCCTCCATGCCGTGCCCAGATCAATAACCTCATCACAGACCGCATCGAATTTGTGCCGCCAACTGTTCCCGTTGGTGTGCTCGCGCGTGGCCACCACCACCACCCTCCAGCCTTGGGCCTTGAAGAATTTGCACAGGTCCAGTCCGCAGCGGTCCGCACCACCACTCACCAGCCAGGGCATGAACAGCAGAAAGGTCTTGTTCATCTCGGGGTGCGTCTGAGGAAAATCGTCCCGGGCCCGGGCTCGGCCGTGAACATTCCACTGCGCAGCAGGTCATCCACCGCCTGCCTCACCCCTTCACAGCGCACGTTGGGGTAGTCATCGAAAAAGATTCCCCCGCCGTCCATCAGGCGTGGCACAAAGAAGATCACCGCGGCCTTGGTGGACTGCCAAATATCGGCATCCAGATGCACGAACGCAAAACGGTGCGGAGCCATGACCGTTTGAATCATGGCATTTCGGAAATCACCGCGCAGCAGCACGCTGTTGCCACACAGATTGGTGTCCAGCATGGCCCGGACAGCCTCGAATGAAGTGTCCCCAAAATCGCCGCACTTGTGCCCCTGCTCACCGGCGGCATCATCCTCCGGAATCCCGGCAAAGGTATCCACCGAGAACACAATCTTCTCAGGCAATGCCTGGCAGAGCGCGAGGCTGGATCCGCCCTTGTAAACCCCAACCTCTGCGACGTGGCCGGGCACATCGACACAAGACAGGGCCGCGGCAATCAGGTGCCGGAGCTTGTGACCCATCACCGAATGCGGCTTGGCCAGCGTGAAAATTCCTTCGGCAGTCACAGCGCCAGCAAGCCCTCCGCCACCAGGTAACGCAGTTTCGCCGCCGCCGCCTTCTTCGCCTGCTCCAAACTGTAGTCCGGATGTTCGGCCATGACTTCCTCCAGCAGCAGGTCGGCAAGCTGCCGGCCAAGCTGCAGAATTTGGGCTTCGGTTTTCATGCGCCGATTCTGCCATGCCGATTCTGCCGCGTCAAACTTTTTTGACTGCTTCCAACTCCTTTCTGGTCCGCTCAACAGCACGCATGAATTTTTCCGCCTTCTTCAACTTCCCCTGCCGCACACATTTCTGCACAGCCTTGGTCAAATCCTCCAGCCGGGTCTGCAGCCTGCGCCTCAAAATCCGGGCCGCGGCATCGGCAACCTCATCGACCACCGGCGCCGGGAACTCCTTGTCATGCTCCTTCTGGTGACACCAGCCACACAGCAACTCAACGTCGGTCAGCTTTTCCCGCCAGAGTGTCCGGTAATGCCTGTGATGCACCTGCAACCCGGACTTTCTCCCGCACCGTTCACATTTGCCGTTGCGGTCCAGATGAACGGCAATCCGGAAATCCTGCCAGTGTTCGGAAAGCAGATAGACGGCGTAACTGTTTCGGCTGTTCATGGTGAACTTCGGGTTGGTGAGACGGTGATGGGTTGCCGTGGAAGATGGTCCTTGCGGAACCACCCTCTCCATGATGCTTCGGTTTTGGAGCCGACGTCTGACGGGCATCGTGTAGGCTTTGCGTAAAGTAAAATCGCCGGTAAGCGTGGCAACGCGGTTTTGGCAGGGAGCCTCAATGTGCAGCGAGACAGATGAACCATCCCAGATCCACCGCGGCGCCCGGAACTCTGGCAGGATTTAAAACCCGCTTCCAAACGGTCTTGAAGCACTTCGCCCGTGCGCTTTGAATCACACGCGTTTTCGCACCGCTCCCACCAAGTTTCCGGGCGGGTCACCAGGTCTGCCGCTATGCGTGCATGGCCGGAGGGTTCAGCATGATCGCCCCATGCTGGCAGGGCCAGCACCGTCAGTCACAGCAAACAGGTTCGTGGTTCAAGGACGTAAAAAACCCCGAGCCTTGCTTCACCAAGATTCGGGGAGTTCTACCGTTGTCTGCGGCTGTCAGAGGGTGAAGCCACCGACAACGAATTTCTAAAGATGCCCACGTTTTCCCATGAGTCCACCAGAATGTCAAAACAATTTGTGAAAAAAACGAAAGGCACTGGTCGCAAGGGTGAGACTGGAACTCACGGACGCCCCTCATGCCAACGTGTGGCACCCCAGGCCAATGCGACAGTCAAAGATGAAAGCCGTGCTGCTGTAGCTCGGTCCATGCCACCAGCATCAACCATCCGTGGGCCTGAGTCAAGTTTCTTTGACCGGGCGGCAGGTTCCCGGAAGGCGGGCGGAGAGGGGCGGGAGTCACATTGCACGATACCCGCTGCCCGAGCCCGGGCACCCCCGGCCCCCACCCCCGGTCCAGCCCGTTCCGTGAGGCTCCAGACCCCCACCCCTCGCTTCTCATAACTTTATACAATCACCGTAGTATAAAATAGATCACCGTTCATTCTCAACGACTTAGAACCAAACGCCAAGTAATTGGAAAGCGAGCTGCCTAGATGAGACTGGCGAGCATTGAACCTGAGCCACTTACGGCAAGGGGCAAAGCGTGGTCACATCCGGCTCCGGTCCAGGCAGCTCGGGTCGGCGATGCGGGCGGTTCGGCACGTCGGCCAGGTATTTAGACTTGGGCCGCAGGATCGCGGCGCGGTTCCGGGCGATGGCGGCGGCGGTTCCTATCTTCTTCACGACGTCTAATCCCAGCAGGGTATCCAGTTGGGATTGTAGGGCTCCCGCCGCTCCGACGAGCCGCCCAAACTCCACGCTGCCTTTGTCCGGCGTCTTATCCATTTGCTCGATTACTTTGCCGAGCTGGGTTCGCAGGATCGCGGCGCGGCCGGCCCGTTCCGTGCTCTCCGTTTCCCGTTCGCCTTCCATGCTTTGCTCTCTCAGCAAAAACGGCAGGGTCATCCCATGCCGCTCGGCTACTGACTTGGCGGCGGCCTGCTCTCGGAACTCTCTCCATTTGTCCTGGCTTCGGATCTTCCTTACCTGGGCTGCTGATCTATTCCCGAGTCTTGCCAGTGCTTCGGCATTCTCTACTCCCTCATAGATGAAGGCGCGGGCGATGGTGGGCCACGGATGCCACCGGCTTTCGGTCCGGGTGGGAATCGGCATCAATACGGAAAGGGTTTGAGTGCTCATTTGCTCAGACTGAGGAACGGTTATTATGGAAAGCCTAGCTTGTAGAAAGTTAAGGGCTCAGGGTTAGCTTATCGCTCGGCGGGTCTGGGCAATGGCTGGAATATGGGACATAGGTGTAAACCCTTAGTTGCGACAAGGCGAAACCCGGACAAAAAATTTTGACTCTGGGATTGACAAGGCAAAAGATTTTTACCATACTACCAACGCACGCGCAACCAGCGCGCCGCCGGTCCGGGCCGTTCCCGGTTTAATCCTATGAGACACCAAGCCACACTAGAGCAGAAAGCCGCCGCCGAAGCGCGCCGCGCCAAGATTAAAGAACTGTGCGCTCAGATCAGCGCACTACCCGCCGAGAAGCGAGCCGAAATCGGCTTGTCTCTCGGGATTCGCAACACCACCGGCCACGAACTGAGCCCATATAATCAAATGCTGCTGCACTCCCAGCGCGCCAGCGTGTCAATCGTGGGAGGATTCCAGCAATGGCGCGAGGTAGGACGCCGGGTGATGAAAGGGGCGAAAGCCCTAGCAATCTGGGTGCCCACTGGCAAGGGCAAGGACTCCGCGCCGGACGATGAAGGTGAGCGCCAGAAATTCATTTGCGGGAATGTCTTTGATATTTCCGACACCGAGCCGCTGGACGGCACGGCCACCGCAACCCCGCTTTGCCTCACCGATTCCAACACCGCCGCCTAATATGCCACTCTATCGCGTAAGCTGGGAAATTGATATGGACGCGCCGGACGCAGAGACGGCGGCGCGTAAGGCATTGGCCGTGCAGCGCAAGCTGGACAGCTTGGCGACGGTCTTTTACGTGCAGGAACACGACCCAAACAAGGAGCGGGAGCAAATAGACCTCACCGCACTGGATGAAGGGAGCGCGCCATGAGTGACTTCACCCTCGAAACCCAGACAGACGCCCAGATCAGCGCCGAGCGCGAAAAGCAAGCCCAGGCCGCGAAGCTCGCAGAGCGCGCGGCCCGGGTGCTTTCCGGCACCGCTGGCGACCTCACCGCGGACCTTTTCAACGAAGGACAAACCCCGCTATTTAACCAAATCAGAAACACCAACACGCCAAAACGATGAACACCCTTATCTTCAATCACAACGGAGGCACTGCCGAATTGCGCTTTGATGCCAAACCCAACCCACTCACCCTGCGCAGGCTCAAAGAATACGGCTGGCGCTGGGACTCCCACAAGCGCGCGTGGTTGCTCACCCATGCGCGGAGTTTTCAAATGGTAGGCTCGCAGCTCGTCCCCTTGGATGGCTGGCGTTCCGCAGTCGGCTACGCCTTGGGTGCGGCCAGCCTGCCCGTTGGAATGCTTGATGCCATGCTTGCCGACAGGAACGCGCACGCTGACGCCGCCGGCGTGCGGGGAATGGAGGAAGCCAACGGCATCAGCTAACACAGAGTAAAAATCTTTTGACTCCAACACCGCCGCCGCTATGATGGCGGCACCGCTCCGGCGCGTTGCCGGTTGAAGCTCAAAACAAGCAATAATATGAAACTGGACACTGAAACTCAGAAAGCATTCCAAGCCCTTAGCGGCTTCATTGGTCACTCTCAGATGACCGTTCTACGGCAGATGTGCACCAACTGGGAGGAACGTTATTTTTTCCGGCTGAAAATGATCGCCGTGGCCCAAATGGTGGAGAAGATGCCAAAGACCTACGAGCAGGACGGTAAGGGAGAGGACGCGGTTATCACGCTTCATTATTTCACCGCCGGATGCGACTGGTATATTACGGAACGCGACATCGGCTCGCCGGAAGATGCGCTTTCCCAGTGCTTCGGCCTTGCTGATTTGGGCTATGGCCCGGAGCTGGGATACATCAGCATTCCCGAGCTGCTGAGCGTCGGAGCCGAACTGGACCTGTATTTCAAGCCGCGCGCCATCAGGGAACTTAAATGCCATGCCTGACAAACCCTCAGAGTTTTACACCCGCACCGACCCGCGCGAACGCCTTGGCTTTCGCGTGTGGCGGCTGCACACCGCCCGCAACATCACCAAGAAGGCTTGGCTGGATGAGGCGATCCGCGAGAAATGCGAGCGCGAGGAAACGGAGTTCGGCCAGCCACCCGGCCCGCCGCCATATAAACCCACAGCGGAGGCTTTCTAATGCTCGCTCCACAACTTGACGAACTGCCGGTCCCCACTGGTCTAAAGCTCATGCCGTTCCAAGCGGACGGCGTGCGCTTCATGCTGGAGCGGCAAAACACCCTGCTGGGCGATGAGATGGGACTTGGCAAAACTCCGCAGTCGATTGTTTTTCTGAACTCCGTTTACTGGGAGCGTGCGCTTATCGTGGTGCCTGCTTTCCTGCGCCTCAACTGGTTCAATGAACTTAAACGCTGGCTGGTCAAGGATGCGGACATTTTCATTGTCTGGGATGGAAAGACCCTGCCGCCGGAAACTTCCAGCAGAACCCTGTTTGAAGGCGGCGGACGTCCGCAAATCATCATCACCAGCTACGACCTGCTTTCCCAGCGCATTCCGCAGAAGGATGCGAACGGCAAGCCCACCGACAAAAAACATTGGCCGCTCGCGCCGGCGGCAGCACTGATGGCCAGGACAAAGTATGACGTGCAGATTTGCGATGAAGCGCACTATCTCAAAAACCGGAAAGCCTTCCGGACCCGGGCCACGCTCGCCATCAAATCGCAGCGGTTCATTGCCGCGACCGGCACCCCGATTTTAAACCGGCCTGTCGAGGTTTGGAATCTGGCGCACCGTTGCGACCCTACGACGTTCAATGACTGGTGGCAGTTCGTGAAACGCTACTGCGATGCCCATGATGGCGGATTCGGTTATGACGTGAGCGGCGCCAGCAACCTGGGCGAGCTGCAGCAGCGGCTCAAAAGCTCCATCCTGATCCGCCGGCTCAAGAAAGACGTGCTCACGGACCTTCCGGCCAAGACCCGGCAAATCATCGAACTGCCACCCACCGCGCAGATGCGGACCACTTTGAACCGAGAAAACATGCAGTGGGAAGTGCATGAGGAAACGCTGGCCAAACTTGTAGAACGCCGGGACCGGGCCGCAATCCTGGAGGATGAGGACGAATACCGGGAAGCCGCGCGGCTGCTCAAAGCCGCCTATGCCGTGGCCTTTGAGGAAATGTCGCGGGTGCGCAAGGAAACGGCGCTGGCCAAGCTGCCGTTGTGCATCAACCACATTGAGGACGTGCTGGAGCAGGTGGACAAGCTCATTGTCTTTGCCCACCACAAGGACGTGATCCGCCAGCTTGCAGACGCATTCAAAGAATACGGGTGCATGATGTTCTTTGGCGACACGCCCCAGATGGAGCGTGCGGCCAACGTGCAACGCTTTCAGGAGGATCCGCGCTGCCGGGTGGCCATTGTGGGAATCAGCGCCGCCGTCGGCATCACCCTCACAGCCGCCAGCCATGAAGTGTTTGTCGAAAGTGACTGGGTGCCGGCCAATCTCTCGCAAGCCGAGGACCGGGCGCATCGCATCGGCCAAAAGAACTGCGTGCTGGTGCAGCACTTGGTGCTGGAGGGAAGTCTGGACTCCAAGATGCTCAAGACCGTCATCAGCAAGCAGGAGGTGATTGACGACGCCCTAGACGTAAAGCCGGGCAGTGAGCAGCAGCACAAAGCCGTGCAGCGACGCAAGATCAATTACGCCGCCATTGGTGAAAAGCTCGACGTGCACCAGCGCGGAGCAATCCTGCTCGCCCTGCAAAAGCTCACGGCGATGGACGGCGACAAGGCCCAAGCCAAGAACGGCAAGGGATTCTCGAAATTCGATTCCAATATTGGCCACGAACTGGCCAAGATGCAGGAACTCACCGCAGGCCGGGCAGGATTTGGCCAGCACCTTGTCAGGCGCTACCGTGCGCAGCTTGACCCGATTTTAGTCCATGCGTGCGGAATATCAGAAAACCCATGAACCCATCACCCACCGCACCCAAGACAGACGGACAGGCAGCACTTGAAGCCTATTGGAAGCATTCAAGTCCAGACATTGAAGCGGCGGCAGTCCTTGCCGCCGCCCAAGCCGCGATCCAGAACTGGAAGGAAAGGCATCGGATCACAGCACAGATGGTCAATCTTGCTGATGACAGAACCATTTTGGTTTATCTCAGTCAAGATCAGCCAAGGAGGATGGAGTGGTGCCAAGAATTGGCTGACCAGATCAACACCCTTCTCTTCGCAGAATCCCCAACCCCACAACCCGTGCGCGAGGAATGGGAGGAAATTAAGGGCTATGATCTTTTTCGCCTAAACACGCCACCGGGAAAATACACATGGTCCGCCCTTGGAAGCCAAGAATCATGCACAGGCGGATGGAGGCAAATGGCGTCAACCGATCCCTTTTGCGAAAACCGCACTTATCGCCGCAAACGCCCCGTCCAGCAAACCGTGGAGGAACTGCGGAAGGAGGTTGAGGGGTTGAGGGCACATTTGACTGCAACCGAGGCCAGGATGAAGGAGTTGGAAAACTCCCTTTCCATCCACCGCACCGAAGCCTTCAAGACCGATGAGGCGCATGAGAAGTGCAAGGCCGACCTCACCGCCGCAAAAACCGAGATCGAACAAACCCACCGTGAATACGACGAAGTGAAGCGACTGCTGGATGTGGCGCATCAGGAGAATGACGACCTTCGTGAAAACCTCACCGCCGCAAAGGAGGAGATGGAGAAAGCTAAAAAAGGTCGAATGGATGATGTGGGAATTTACAATGCTGAACTCACCCGCCTCCGCGCCGAGAATGCTTGGGTGGCGGT